TTACATCCACATAATTTGCTGCCCTGACGGCAACGGGTGCGGCCTTACGGCGTGGACTTCTCCCGGCTTCACGATGTATCGCTGTACCGACTCATAAGTGATGAACGTGGCGCTGCAATTCACGTTCTGGCACTGGTGATAACGCTCTTTTGTCGTGTCAGTGATATAGCGACTTGTACGCGCATGTGCGGCATGCTGGCATAAAGGACAATGAAACATCGCGAGCACCTCTTCCGGTTTTGTTGATGGTGCCATTTTAGTTAATTTACCCTTATAAAACAAACAGATAAATAAACCGCATCACTCATCATCTTCTGTTTCGTACTCCACATCAGAAAGCCTTACCTCAAGCTCCAGGGACGTCGTGAAGCCGCTATTATTGAGACAATGTGTCACCTTAGTGATGGTCCAGTCCTGCTCGTCTATGACGCGCTTAAAGCCTGACACTTTAACCGGTGTTTCCGTGTAAATATCTGCCCGACCAGTAGCCAGGCTGATGGAGAACTCCGCAACACCCCGTTGCAGTTTATCCCACTTCGCCTGAGCGGCGCGCATGGCCTGTGCTTTCGTGGCATATACCGTGGTCAGGGCAAAAACGTTGTCAGCCTCACCGGCCATGTATTCACCTTCGCGCGCTTCCGGTACTTTTGGCTCTTTCTTCTGCGTGACCGGTTTCGCTTTCGGGTGCTCCAGTGCGCGCAGGTGTTTCTCTTTCTTTTTGCGTTTCAGTTTTACCTTCTGCTTTTGCGGCTTCGGGTCTTTGGTGTGTAACCACTTTGCCGTAACGCCGGTATAGGCTCCACGGTCAGCAATCGCAAAATGATGACGGTCGCCGTCGCTGCGGGTGATGGTAATCTGCGGGATTTTTTTACCGCTGGCCGTCACCCCCTGCCCCGCTTTGAGAAACAGCAGTTTTCCCATTTTTACCGACACCTCACCGCCGTTGCGTTCTGCAAGACGGGTCAGGAATTTCGCATCGGACTCCTGCGACTGGTCGATGTGCGGGATTTTAATTCCGGCCAGTGACGGAGCGACACTGGCTTCCAGCCTGTTACGGGAGGCTATCGCCTCAACAATCGCACCGAGCGTGGTGTCATGCCATGAACCTTCACGGCGGGAATTGAGCGTCCCGCGAAAATCTGCACTCCGGGCGCGGATGGTGACCACATCCGGTGCGCCCCGGTGTTCAACCTCATCAACGGTAAATTTCCCTTTGGATACCAGGGCAAAACCTTTCCAGCCGATATACACCGTCAGGACAGCGCCACGAACCGGCAGCCCGACCTGCCCGTCGGCATCGTTCAGTTCAATATCAAGCTGGTCAGCCTCAAAGCCCCGGTTATCCGTCAGAGTCATGCTCATCAGACGGTCGCTGATATTGCCGGTAATATCCCTGCTGTCGAGCATCAGCATGTAATCCGGCGTCAGCGTACTGCCTGCATCAAATGTCAGCGCATCCAGCATTATCCCGCCCCCGTCATACCCGTGAATCTGGTCGCCAGACTGCCGGCCTTACCGATGAGCGACTCCGCCTGTTTACCGATATCGCCATAAAGCGCGGCCAGTGATTCATCAACGCGGGTGAGCGACAGCGTAAAATCAATTTTCCGGGGTGTGCCGTCTGCAAAGAAAATACTCCCTGTTTCACTCACCTTGCTGATGACATACATGCCGTAAATCATGCCGGTGCCATCCAGCAACGGCCACGCTCGCCCCTCCTCTGCCATCAGCCTGAGCGTGGTCATCGTCAGCTTGCCGCCGGTCAGTTCGGGATAAAGCACACCGGCAAGCGTGATGTTTTCCTCGCCAACGCCGAGAAACTGGTAGGCATCCCGTTTACCGATACGGGAATTTGACGGCCAGCGATAATCTGATTCACGCTGCATGGTCTGGTGTGGCAGCGTCTGGCGCATAAAAACAAACATACCTAACGCGAGCATCATTTTTCATCACCTCCTTAACCGTCATGCATCATGCTGGCACGGGCGCGCGCACGTTTATCCCGCTCGTATTTTTCGAGCGCATCCTGTAACTGGCGGTCGAGCTGTGTCCCCGGCGCAGTACCACCCGTCAGGCTGATGTGATATTCGTTTTTACTCTGGTCCACATAAGAGCGGCCAGTAGGTGCCGTGACCGGCTGATAAGCCTGATAACCTGCATAAGAGCTGGCCGCCGGAATATAACCACCGGTGCCATACGTGGCGGCATGAGTTCTGGCGGCGGTCTGGTCAAGCGTGCCTGACTCTTTGTTGATGACGCCAAGTTTTTCCAGTACCCAGTCAATACCGCCGCGCAGTTTGTTGAACGCATTAAGCGGCAGCATCAGCGCGTCAGCCAGTGCCTGCCCGAACATGACGCCCGTGTCACGGCAACGGTTCAGGGTGTCCTGGGTGGCTTTGACCGGGGCAATCAGGTTTTTAAACCACTGCCACGCGGCCTGTAACTTTTCGCCCAGCCAGTCGAACACCGGCTTAAGTGGCGTGAACAGTTCCCCCACCGGCGCAAATGCCGCTTTCAGCCCTTCCACCACACCGCCAAAGAATGCGCTGACAGGCTCCCAGTATTTACGGATAAGCAACGCCCCGGCGACAATGGCGGCCACCACGGCCACAACCGGCCAGCTAATCGCCCCGATGGCGGTCATAACAGCACTGCCAACCGTCGTGAAGACTGCCCCCATTGCGCCTGCTGCCGCGATGATGGCATTGATGCCAGTGATAACCGGCCAGGCTACAAGACCAATGGCACCGATGATGCCAATAAGCGCCAGCGCGCCACCGACAATGAGGCCGATGGTTGACGCCAGTGATTTGTTTTTCTGGATCCAGCCGTCGAGTTTTAACACATACTTTGTGGCCGCCTGAGTGAGCTTACGCAGTGCGCCTTCCTGCTGGTCAAACAGGTCTGTCCCCACCGCCTCATAAGCGGACTGAAACTCCTTAAAGTCACCGCCGAGGTTATCCTGCATGATTTTAACTAGCTCTTCCGTTTTACCGTCCGAGGCTTTCAGCGTGGCGGTCAACGTATCCAGTTTTCCGCTTGCTGCCGCTGCCAGTAAAACGTTCGCTGATTTCAGGGCTTCCTCACCAAAAATGGTTTTAAGGTATTCCCCCTTCTGAGACGTTCCCAGCTTATGCTTATCAAAGCTGGCCTGAATCTCTTTCAGAATGGTGAACAACGGACGCATATTTCCCTTTTTGTCCGAGGTTTTAACGCCAAGCTCTTTGAGTGCATCCCATGCTTTTCCAGTCGGTGCCTGTAATCGGGTGACAACGGCACTGCTACCCGTACCCGCCATTGACCCCCTGATGTTATTGTCATGCAGCACACCGGTCATGGCCGCTGCCTGCTCAAGACTTACACCTGCCGTCCTCGCAACCGGGCCGAGGTAAGTCAGTGCATCACTGAGTCCCTGAAAATCAGCCGCCGACTTATTCATCGTTGCCGACAACACGTCGCCCACATGGCTGACATCATCATTTGACAGTTGAAAGGATGCCTTAGTCCCCAGCAACAATTGCGCGTTTTCTTCCATCGACCGCTGGTTTGCCAGTGCCATATTCAGTGTGACCGGCGTTGCTGCCTGAATAGCCGCAGCATCTCCACCCGCTTTCGCAATGATAATCTGTGCACCGGCTGCATCATCTGCCGAGGCTGCGGTATTGTCGCCGAGCTGGCGCGCCTGCTTGCGGAGTGCGGTCATTTCGGCGGAGTCTTTTGCCACTCCTAGCACGGCCTGCAATTCTGAGTTTTTCTGCGCAAACTCATAACCGGGCATCAGCAGCTTAACTCCGGCCATCGTTCCCGCCGCCGCAATCCCCACACCGGCAGCGCCCACCGAGGCCATATTTCCGGCCAGTTCCTTGCCTGCCTGATAACGCTGTTTTACTGCGTTAAGTTTTGCCTGTTGTGCACTGACACGCGCCAGTGCGTCACGCTGACGGTTAAGCTGTGCGGTGGTTTCACTGATACGGTTTTTCAGTCCCTGCTCATCATGTGCAAGATTGCGGGTATTAATTCCCACAGCGGCCAGTTCCCGCTGCTGGCGTTTAATGGAATCTGTCAGGCGGTTATATTTCGCCTGTAAGTCCTCCGCCGCACGCTTTGCGGATTCCAGCACTTTCGCCTGAGCACGGGTCGGACGTTCAGTGTTTTTAAACTGTGTGGCAAGGGCTTCGGCCTCCTGCCGAGCCTTTGCAAGTGCATGACCAGTCACGGCAAGCTGTGCGCTGGTCTTGCGAAATCCCTCAATACGGGATGCGTGACCGTTCAGCTCGCGCAGTGATTTTTGTGTTTCCCGGATATCCCCCGACAGCGACTTACTCGCTGTGCGGATGGATTTAAACGGGCGGGATGCCTGGTCAACAGCCCTGAGCAATACCTGTAATTTTACATTGTTACTCATTCGTGTTTCCGCTTCGCCGGAGCGCCTTTTCGCGCCATGTGATGAGTTCGGTCAGGCTCATGGGATACAGTTCTGATGGCGGCCAGTGAAATATCACTGCCACATCCGCCATCAGGTCATCGACCGAGAGATTTTTCGGGAACGTTACTGCACCGAGTTCGGCGACAAAAAACCGACCACCTTACCGGCCAGCGCCACAAGGTCAGGCAGTTCCAGCGCGGCGACTTCCTGCTCGGTCAGCATCGGTGCCGTCATGCGCGGCAGCACCTTAATCAGTGCATCGACTTCGGAGTTCGCGACCGCAGCCAGACTGACACCGCGCAGCGTCCCGGCATTAGGTTTCATCAGCGTGACCTGTTCGATAACCTGCTCACCACGCTTGACCGGATTGTCCAGGGTAATCACATTTTCTTTGTTCATGGTTTTCTCACTTCTGAATCGGGGTTAACCGGTCAGCCAGGCTGACCGGATGAAAATCACAGGCCGATATTGCGGCGGTGTTGCTCCAGCCGGTCGACGCCGTTCACCTTCTCAATCATGTTGATGGTGTCGATTTCGACCAGCTCCTTACCGTCCATCGTCAGCCGGAAATAGGTGCAGACCACGGAGATTTTCGACTCGGTGTCTTCTCCCTGTTTGCCCTCGCCGGTGTCGATTTCTTTCTGACGTCCACGCATGACCACCTCGACGGCCACCGTTTCGCCGGTATCGTCGCGCTGGTAAGAGCCTGCAAAACGAATCGGTACGGAATCCACACCGGTTGCGGCGTAAAGCTCCCAGATAACCGAATCCGGGAAGCCACCGAGCGACCACTCCATTGACAGCGCATCGTCATCAAGGCCGAGGTCTACCGGTGCGCTGCCGTTCATCCCCGCACCGCGATAGTTTTCGAGCTTACGGGTCAGTTTTGGTAGCGTGACGGACTTCGCGACGCCCTGATAGCTGTAGCCGTTCAGAAAGACGTTCATTAACTTGAGTTTGCGCGGCATTGCCATCGGTCAGGCTCCTTAATTGCTGTTAACCGAGGTGACCAGATTTGCCAGGTATTTATCGGTAATACGCTGGCGCAGGGTCAGGTTTTCAAGAGGAGGCACCGGTGTATAGTCGTAGTCGATATACAGTTTTCCGGCCTTGAGGGTTTCCGCATCGTTGGATTCTTCGCTGAACCAGCAGGTCGCATCCACGATATAGCCGTTTGTTTTCAGCTCACGAAATTTGGCATTGATGCCGTCAACGATGTCGCGAATCAGCGTTGCGGTGATGGGCTTATCCACCGCCCACATGTGCGCCTCAGCCATCGTGTCGGCCAGCACCTGCGCGGTGCGGGTGTAGTTTTCAAAGAGGAACAGCGGGTCATCGGAGCAGGTACGGTTACCCCAGAAGCGAAAACCGTCGCGGCGAATCAGCGTTGTGACGCCTGACTCGTTAAGCAGGTCAGCATCGGTGCCGGACTCCTGCAAATCCCAGAATACAGAAGCACTGATGCCGGTAACACCGTTTACCCCGACATTGGACAGCGTTTTATGCCAGCCCTGCTCCTGGTCGATTTTAGCGCGCAGACCCAGCGCACGGGCGGTGGCATACGCGGTGGCGGTGGAGCTGCTGACCGTATCCCATGCGAGGAAATCCGGCCAGATGACCATCAGCTCACGCTGGCTGAAATTCTGGCGGTAGGCTTTCACCTCGGAAATGGTTTTACAGCCCCATGCGCTGATATACCCGAAAGCGCGCAGCTTCTGACAGACTGATGCCAGTGCAACAGCCACCTCTTTGGTGTCCAGTCCCGGCACGCCGAGAATACGCGGTTTAACACCGGTTACCGACTCCGCCGCCAGCAGGGCTTTCAGTCCGGTGTACTGACCGTTTTCGTCGGTGGTGCCGATGATATTGGAAACGGTCTGCGCGAGTTTCGTTTCTTCGTCTTCGCCGGTGCCGTCTTCCACACGCACGACAACGGTGACCGGTTTTGACTGGTCGGCGATGGCCTGTAACGATGCCGCCAGCGTGCCTTTTTTACCGGCCTTTGCAATTGCGCTCTGGGCATTGGTAATCAGCACAGGTTTATTGAGGGGGAAGGTTTCCGCATCCGCATCGCTGGCCGTGCAGACCATGCCGACAATGGCAGTGGATACGGTGGAAATGACGCGGGTGCCGTCGTTAATCTCCAGCACCTGCACGCCATGATGATAGTCACTCATCCGTTTAACTCCGTGGTTAATGGGTGCAACTATTTTCTGTTGTGCAGAGCATGAGACGCTATTTGACCTGGCTGGTCAGTGGATGAAACAACAGATAAAGAAAAGGCGGGCAATTCGCCCGCCTGTCCTGATTTGAACTCACTCATTTTCCGACTGACAATTTACATAGCCCAAAAGTTATCAAATCTGACGGTCTGCTTTGAACAAGAAGCGGACATTTGCCTGTCAGGGTATATACCGCTCTGCGGTTATTATCCAGAATCAATAATTCATCTGAGTTGGATTACATATAAAACATAGTTACCCCATGAATAACCATTAGCAGATTATCAATTATGTAAATCTTTTGTTTTATGTTCTTTGGCGTGTTGTGACAACAAATGGCTATAGCGTTTAAGCAAAATATTAGAAAGATTAAGCTCATTCATGAAGTGTTCTTCTAATAAGTAACCATCAATATCAACTTTAATATCATTACCACTTTTCATCTTCTGTAACGTAGATTTTACACGCTCCAGCAGGATGCTTTGCTCATGGTAATAGTCCATAAGAAGAGTAACATCCTCTTTATCAAGCTTACTTAATTCGCTGAAGTAGGATTTAAACACTTTATCAGTCTGGTTTAATGCAATCTGTAAGCGAGGCCCCCCTAATGATTTGACATTAATGGCAAAAGGCTCGCCAACAAAATGCTCCGAATTTTCGTCAAAGCCAATATATCTCGTTTTATCAAGAAAAGTGAGAGCGCGATGGTTATTAGCGATTTCATATGCAAACATTGTTCTGATACTGTCCCTCTCAGCCTCCATAGTTATATCATCACGATGATTTGTATAAAATATATTTCCAACAAAGAGAACCATAGCAAGAATCACTGAACTTGCCTCCCAGTTAATATTTTTTAATCGTCGCTTAGTAAACATACCGCACCTTAATTATCAAAAATATTCCTTCAGTGTTATCTGGTTAGCCTAAACCAAGTCATTAAAGTCTGCAGGATATCATATACATAAAATGTATTGATTAGAATTTGCACTAATAAAATAATGCTTTACTAAAATCTACTCCAGACACAGAGCGGCCTGTCAGATTAGGCTTTACTCTGTGCCATAGATATGTTTGCTCACTCCAGAGATCATACAACTTATTGCGGCATTTCCGGCCATTCAGGATTTGCAGGATTTGCAGGATCCACACGACTGACCAGAACGCTGTAACGCTCCCATGCATCCAGTCGGCTACGCTCCTCATCTGTTGCCATGTTCAGTCTGACCGCGCGCTCCAGCGGCAAAATCACGGATTCAGCATCTGCAAGAAGTCTGGCTTTCCGGTTTTCTGCCTGCTGCAGCAATTCCTCTGCCGTATAAATGCGTTTAATCACTTTGCCGTCCTTAAACATCCAGTTCCCTGAAATGTCCGCCCGTCGGTTAGCAGTAATATCCGCCACTTCAACAACACTTAATCCATCCGGTCTGATAGCTGTCACATCCTTTTCCACATAGCGGATGATATTATCTTTGTCGTACGCTATTTTTAGCGTGTCATCAGCAAAATACTTTTGTTCTTCGTACCAGTTCTTACCATCTTCTGAAAAAAACCAGACAACATCAAAGTCTTTTGTCAATTGATATTGTTCAACCGTTTTTGGATTACCCGCCGTAATATTTTTTAAATGCTGCATAAATTATACCTGCGCCACGTTATACCATGTCCCGTTAATGTATTTCTGAACCGGTCTGTAATATACACCACCAATGTTATCGGCAGAGTTTGAGCCGGTATCCTGAACAATAATGCCGGAATATACACACCCGGACGGTGCCTGATGTGTCCATGTCATGCCATTGTTCGCAGGTTTGTATGTGGCAGCACCACCAAGCCGGATATCCCGGACATAGCGGGAATCAAAGTTACCGTAATCCGAGGGATTAACACGCCCCGTAATATTTATGGTTTTATTACTTTGAATACTTCCCGAGACAAAGCGCATAACATGGACGCTATTAGCATAAACATCCAGATTACCATCACCATTTTGTTTAAAGCCCGTGTCATTATCACCCAAAACAATCGAATTACCGCCAAGAGCACTGGATGTTCCTATACCCAGAGCACCATTCAATTGACCACCAGATAACGGCAGTGCACCGACATCTCCCGCTGTAGGTTTTCGCGTTGTGGTATAAAACTCAGACCAGTCAGCCTCGAATCCGTAACCGTCACGAGCAGAACGATAAAAAATACCGCCGTTCTTATAATTAACGCGGAACTGGGCGGCGGGACAACTTCCTTCACCGATATTAAAATGAAGAATTAACGTTGATGACCCACCAGTAGTTGCGTTATAGGCTCCGCTACTCCAGTTCCACCCAACGGCTTTATCATTCGCAACGGTGTCTCCTGTTTTTCCTGAAGCAAATGCACCAATATTTTTCGGCGTCAGGTTAATATCTGATGTTCCATCAAACGAAACGTTATTAATTTTACGGGCTGTTTTCAGCTTTGTTGCTGTCGCCGCATTGCCGGACAGTTCACCAGAAAGGCCAGCACTGAATGTCTGTTTCGCGCCCCATGTCTGGGCTTCGTCAATGATTGGTACTCGTCTTGCTGTGATCGTGCGGCTTCCCGGATTTCCTGAAATACGCACCATAAAAAATCGGTAGTTCGCTTTACTTACAGTGCTGCGCCATACATGCATTGAGCGCCCCGTACCGGAATCATCACTCGGACCAACTGCGATGTTTATCAGGTTGCCATCAATGACGCCCCAGTCCATACCGTCGGGAATATTGGTCATATTATCCAGCCTAACGGTTATCAGACTGCCCGGCACAAAATCGTAGGTCTGCCAGTCCAGGCTGGTGAGCTTTGCCACAGCACCGCCGATACCCAGATTCAGGGGAAGTGAATACGAGGTGTAGACTTCCCGCCATTCGCTCCATGAGCTGCCGGTAAAGACGCGCTCAAAGGTGCGGCCTTTAAGGGTTGTACCTGTTCCGGCAGTTGTATAACGCTGCCATACATTAACACCATCAAACCGCCTCAACACTTCCAGAATGCCGAGTACAGTCACGCCGTTTCCGTCCAGTACTGGACCGTTGGTCGCTTTACCTGTAACGCTGTAAATACCTGGTGAGGTTACATCATTCAAATCACCTTCGTAATAACGACTCTCTGACTGATGACCGACTCTTAACCACGGTTCCCACTGCGGATTTGATGCATCCCAGCTTGCCGCAAGGCAGCGGACATACATATTTCCACGGCGAGTGGTATAACGTTGCGTTCTTCCATAATTTCCGCCTTCGAGGATCTCAAGCATCCCCTGAGCAAAGCCGCCTTCCTCTGGATAATTGCGTTCATATGAAGCTATAGCCGAGCTACTGTTACGCCATAAACCAAGATGTTCGGCGGCTCCAAGCGTATTCAGGTCTATAGTCGTACTCAAAGGGCGGGTAGCTGATTGAGTGTGACGCCATATGCCCCACGGACCATCAGAGCCATTCCACTTATTGGCGAGTCTGCGTATGTATACATTGCCGTCTCTCGTGGTGAAGCGTTGCGTACCTGCAAAATTGCCGGCAGCAAAAACCTCAAGCACACCGACAGCATTATCTTCCGGGAAATTTTTCTCCAGTGTTGCGTTAGTTGAGGTAGCTTTAGACCAGATTCCCAGATAAGCCTTAACGGGACCAAATGTATTCAGATCAGCATCAAGCGGCATTTCGCCATTGTTTTTCATAAACGTCAGGCTGGTAACGCCAACATTGTCCAGAAAAGCGTCCTTATCTGGAATATCGCCACCGTTCTGGTCTTTCTGCAGACGTTTCTCAGCATTGTCATAGGCTGCTTTTACTGCCTTTGGCGTTGCAGCCTGCTTTTCACTGGTGCTGTTTGTTGCACTGCTTAACTGAGTAAAACCTTTTTCTGTCAGCGTGGCGTCAGGATGGCGGCGGGACTGCTCATGCTCTGCGATTTTGTCATCGACGTAATCCTGCGTCGCCATCACTGTGCTGGCATCAATACTCAGCTCAACGGACGCCACGTTGCTGAGAATAATAACCATGCGGCAGGTCTGCGCACGTCCGGAGCCTTCAGCCAGTTCTGGCTTATAGCTTTCTGCCATGTTGGATACCGCAATCAGTGTTCCGGCATCGTCATACAGACCAAGCTCACGCATCCAGAAGCCGCCCACTTCTGGCGGAACAACCAGTTCAGCCACGATATAGTTTTTATTCTTGTTATCCACACTGACTTTATTCAGGGCATGACGCCAGACTTCATGCACCAGTTTCGTCTGACCGGCATCCGGCACCGGCAATTGGCCATTACCGTCACCCACAGCCATTGCAGACAGGTTTACTTTTTTCCCGCCGGGAACAGTGGCGGCTGCCAGCTTCGCGGCTCCGGCAGTAGTGATAACGGTTTTAAATTTCGTGCTCATTGTTTCTCACTTATCCGGGATAAACAGTAATAACATCACCATCACAGACCACACCGCCTGTATACAGACAGCCGGGAATGTCCTGGATAATGTTCAGACCGATAAGGTGGCGACTTGCGGGTTTGGCATCGGCAATAAGCCGTTCCATTTCCAGATACATCTCCTCCGTGATGCCGCTTTCCAGTACGCCGATATCAAGGCGGAAGGTTCCGGGCGGGTCGTTTGTCTCCCACCATTCCTTTACGTTAATGAGATAGCCGAGCGGCTCCACCACACGCCGGATTGCGCCGACAGTGCCTTTATGACAGTGGATGAAATAGGCATCGCGGATAACGGCGCGTTTTGTCGCTTCCGGCCACTTTTCATCCCACCTGTCGACCGAAAACGCCCACGCCAGCCACGGCAGCAGATTTGCCGGACAGGTGTCCGGGTTCCACAGTTCACGAATACTGACCGGCGTTTTTTCAATTTCCGCACAGGCTTTTGCGGCAGCAATTTCAAGCGGTGATGAGCCGGTCGGCAGCAGGCGCTCACTCATCCGAGCCTCCGGTCACGACGCGGTATTCGGTACAGAAAGACGCCTGCGTACTGTTGAGCACAATGTCGGCCAGCGGTGCAGCCAGTTCGACACGCTGCACGCCTTCCACATGCAAAGCGGCATAAATGGCAGACAGACGGATGTCGCGCCCCAGCCGGTGCTGTGCCGTGATGTACGCTTCCAGTTTTTTCACGGCGGCAGCGCGGATGGGTTCGCTTTCGGGACCAGGGTAAAGGTAAAGCGTGGCGTTTATCTGGTATTCAACGATGGCGGCAGACTGTACGGTCACGCGGTCGGCCACCGGTCTGACGTCCTCGCCATTCAGGGCGTTACGCACCACGGCCAGCAGGTCTTCGGATGCGACACCGTTATTTTCACGTGACAGCACGGAGATAGTGACGCAGGCCGGAGACGGACTGGTGACAGAGATATCCGCAACACGCCCGTCAGCACTGCGTCCATGATACTGATAGGCACCCACCGACCCGGCGACGCTTAAACCTTCAAACGCCTGCTGAATACGCAGACGATAATCTGTGTCAGATTCCATCACTGCCGGTGTCGGCGGAATGGTCGAATCATCTGCCGGGGTGATAGTCAGGCGCGTGGTGTTGTAATTGGCACCAATCACATCAAGGTCATTACCGGCGGCACAGGCCAGCATTACCGCCCGTGCAGCCTCATTCACACGCTGACGCCAGATAAGCTCACGATAAGCATTTTCCTCCAGCAGTTTGACGAGAGGCTCAGATTCCAGCGTCAGGGTACGGGCGACCGCCTCCTGCTGGTCTTCCGGGTAAAGGGAAATCAGTGTCGCCTTGCGTTCGGCGAGAATGGTTTCAAAGTCCAGCTCCTCAACCACATCCGGTGCGGGTAGCTGGTTCAGGTCGATAATCGGCATGGTTTCAACTCACAGGGATGGTTAACGAAAGTGGCTGGCCGGTGTCGTTATGCTGGCCGGTTAACGTAACTGTCATTCGACCGTCAAAGCTGCGCGCCGTGGTGACGGATGACAGGGTGACGCGGGGTTCCCATTTCAGCACCGCCATGTAACAGGCGACCTTAATCTGCAACTCAAGCGCCGGAGTCTGCGGCTGGTCAATCATTGACGCCAGCAACGAGCCGTAATCACGACGCATCACCCGCGAGCCGACCGGTGTGCGCAGGATATCGCCGATACTCTGGCTGATATGCTCAAGGTCAGTGACAGTCAGGCCATCACTGCAATTCATTCCGAGATAACGCGCTGTCATAGAGGGCTCCCGGTTGTGCCGCCGCTGTCGCCGGGGTGTTTATGGGTATGCAGCACCTTACCGTTTGATGAGAGTTCACCACCGGTGTGTTCAATGTTGCCGCGCATCGTCCCACCCTTCTGCACTTCCAGCGTGCCGGTAGTCAGTTTGTTAGTGCAGACCACCTCCGGTGTGTCCAGGGTGACGCGGGTTGATGCTTTCACCATGACCACCGGCACCGTGGCAGTAACAGAATCAGAAGCCGTCACGCTGGCCGTTTTAATTCCGCTTACCGTGAGTGCACTGGTTTCGGGTTCATACTCAATCACCGCCCCGTCAGGGAAACGGATATGCAGGGCATCCGCCGACGCAGACGGCGCGGGGTTATCGCCGGAATAAATCCCCGGCAGAACGAACGCCGTGTCGAGTTCACCGCCCACGGCCAGAATCAGCACCTGTTCCCCCACGGAAGGTGCCCACCATGTGCGCGAACGTCCGGCGCGATGGGTCAGCCACTGCAGCCAGTCGGTACACATGCCGCCGGTCTGCACACGGCAGCGACCGGCGTTAAGGTCGGTTTCGACGATAATGCCGGTGCGGATCATGTTGCGCAGTGCGCGCGCGAGTTCCTGAATATTTGTGAGAGTGTTCATAACGGGAAGGATGCCGCCGGGTCATACCGGCGGCAATGTGACGATGAGGTGTCGGGAATGGCACAACTAACGGTCGAGGTGAGCCAGGATAATCTCTTCAATCATCTGCACATCCTCACCGGTAAAGCCGAGCAGAGGACGCGCCGGATAATCAATTTTCTTACCGTCTTTCCGGTTTTCTTCCGACAGACCGAACTGATGCACGCTGGCGATTTTCGGTGACTTCCCGCCGTAAAATTCCATTGATGCCTGTTCCGGGCTGGCGCGGATATGCAAAAAACGACTGGTGATAAGTTTCGCAAACATTTTTCGCTTAACGCGACCGGTCTTTTTTCTGGCGCTCTGCTGCTGGCGTGGCGCGTAGGGTGTGCCGTCCGGGGCTTTCTGTGCCATCACCCGACGCTGCTGACTCTGACGCAGACGTTTCGCCAGTTCGGCACTCAGTCGCCGACGCCCTGACGGTGACAGCGATTCAATAAGTCCGGCCAGCCGGTCTTCAAAACGCTTAAACTCATTCATCCCACTTGCTCACCAGTTCGCCATTGATATAAAGCTCCATCGGGCGGGTGACCGGCTCCGGCGGCGGGGGTTCCGGGATATTCTTCACATGCAGCGCGCCGTCCACCTCACTGACCAGCGTGCGCTCGGTCAGCATCAGGCTGATGCTGATATCAAAGCTGCTGTCATTGTTGATGTCCGCATAAAACGTGAAGCCCTTTTTCTGGCCTTCGTCGGTGGTCATGATGTCGGGCTGATTTTCCCGCAGCCACGCCAGCACCGGCACGATGAGCAGGTCAAAATCACCGGTAAAGTCGGTCACAATGACATTGAGCGTGTAACGCTTTTCGAATGACAACGACGCCGCCAGCGTGGAGGCAATACTCCCGTTATCCACGAATATCCGAAGCATCTCTGGACTGGTTTTCAGCACCGTGACGGCATCAGTCAGCGCCCTGCGCAGGCTGTCGGGTTTGAGCATCGTTTTCGTCCTGACAGTGTTTAATCATTTTTACCTGGCTGGCACAGCGTGCCAGCGCGTTCTCAAGCTGCCGGATATCGGCACTTAAATCGCCGTTCGTCTCCGGGTCACTGCCCGGCATCGGGCAAAGGCTCACTTTCGGGCAGGCGTTGGCGACAATCACTGGCGTCGGTGCAGGCCGGGCGCTGGTGCAACCGGCGCACAGCATCAGGCAGGCCAGCGCCGTACCAGCGGCGAAAATCTTCGTTTTCATTCAGTAACCTCGTGATGGTTTTCTCGCGCTGTGCTTCACGCTTCGCCGCGTTCTCCAGTTCCTGACGCAGTGCCACCTGCGCCAGCTCGTTTTTGTCTGCCCTGGTGATGGCAACATGAAGCTGATTTTTCAGCATGGTGATGGTCGTCTGCTGTTCACTGGCGACGTTGTTCACCCTGTCCAGCGAGACGCGCAGGCTGGCGTTTTCATGCTTCACCAGAAATAGCCCCGCCACCGCCAGCGATAACAACACAACCAGCACAGTCATCAGCTTTGACATGATTCCCGCCCCTCAAGACGTTGACGGCAGGCCGTGCGTATCAGCCGGAAAAACAGCGACGCCATGAGATAAATCAGCGCGGTAAAAATCCACCCGGCAGCAATCAGCGAGACAAACGTCGCCACCATCACCACCAGAGCCGCCGCCCGTCTGCGCCACGGCACCGGTTGCAAAAACAGCGACGTGACAATCTTCACGGCCAGCGATTCCGGCGGCAGCTCCCGCCCGTAGCGTTCCAGTACATACTCAGTGGCATACACGCCGACACCACCGGCAACCACACAGATAACCGTCGCCAGAATCGCCCAGGCGGCGACAAAATTGACGGCCACGCTCTGCGGGTAAATCAGGGACAGTGCCAGCATCAGCGCCAGCGACACATTCAGCATCAGTGAAAGGGATAATTTCTTCATGGTGTTTACTCCGTTTAAGCCGGTACGCCGCCAGCGGTACGCCAGACGGTGACCAGTTTTTCCAGTGAATGCTCACGCTGACCGTAACCGGCTCCCGGCAGGGACGCCCAGATATTGCGACAGCGTGAAATGGCGCGCTCAATACGTCCCGCCCGGATGTCATCCAGCGCACCGCGTTCGCGGATCAACTGAATGGCGAGTCTGTCCTGTGACAACGGACTGAAATCCGGCAGGGCAAGCTGTTTGCGGTAATGCGGCCAGAACAGGTAAAGCTGCTGATAGCGACCGGAGGCCGTGGATTTTTCACCGCGACGGTTAAACACCTTCGCCGGTCGGCCATGCGCGAACGGGTGGTCACTGTAGTCGGTGAAAATTTCCGGCTTCCCGTCCAGTCCGGTGACTATCACGTCATAGCCCCGGTTTTTCGTCAGCGGATGATTCGCCGTCCCTTCGGACACGGCCAGCATGTCGAGAAAGGCGGCGATATTCTGATGCGTGTTAATTACCGGCATTACGGTTTCCCCCTGCCCTTAAAGCGGCGCTGAATGGCAATCTCAATCACCTGATAACCGGCGATACCCAGCATGGAGCCGATGCCGCACACCGCAGGCAGTGACAGGTCAGGAAACTGCACCAGAACAACACCGGCAACCATCGAGACAAAACCACCGAGTAACATGCGCCCGATAAACAGACGCGGGGTGATGGGTTCACCACCGGCAAGCACCTTGCCGACAACAATCAGCACCCCAATCATGAAAAGCGACAGGACGCTTTTTTCTTCTGCTGTCATGCGTTACTCCCACAGATTGACAGTTTCAGCCACGGGCGCGGTCTGAACGTCGGGCAGTTCGACGGCGGTGCCGTGTGGCAGCACCGCACCCAGTTCAGCCAGTCCCGGATTTGCGGCGAGCACGGTCTCAACCACGCCCTCAGTGCGCCCGTAATACCGGACACAAATGGCGTCGAGCGTGTCGCCCTGTAGCGCAAAGGTCTTCATCAGATTTGACTCACGATGCAGCGCGGCTTGTCCTGGATACGCGCCACCGCCCAGCGCATATCCCGCCACAGCTCATCAATGGTGCTGTCAATGCTGTCAGCCTTCTTGTCGCCTTTCGCACTGGCATCCACGCCGCGATAACGCTCATAAAGCGACGCGGTCGCCATCGCACACACGGCGCGCTCGTAGTAAAAAACTTTGATGCTTTCACCGTCGATATCGTCCGCCGGGACGTCCGCCAGACGCGTAAAACCGGCGGCAATTTTCTGTTCGCGGTACTCGTACAGCTCCGCATTCGTCTCCGCCATGCCTGACTTGATGGCCTCACGCAGACGAGCGGGGGCGACGGTCTGCTCAAGGCGCATACGTTCCCGGACGCGCTTCGGGTCGATATCGGGGAAAAAGAACGTGTTTTTAATCACCGGCTCGTCGCCTGCCGGTTGCGGGATGACCACCGTACCCTCACCGGACACGGGAGCCTCCTTTCGCGGAATAATCAGCGTCATCATGACTACCTCTGAAAAGTCGGGCGGTGGACGCCGGTGCAGTGTCAGGTGATTCACCCTCACAGACCGGCGTGCCGCCCTGGCGCGGGGCGCATTCGGTTGTTAACTGGCTTTCTTTTTCGGGCGTCCACGTTTTGCCGGTGTCGCACTCCGGGTCTTACGCGTGGCACGGGTGGCCGCTTTGGGTTGCGGCTCCGGCTTCGGTTTCAGCTCCCGCTCCAGTCGTTCAATCTCTTTTTTGACGCCTGCCTGACAGTCGAGCTGTGTCGCACGTTGCAGGTGCGCCAGCGCCCCTGCGGCATCACCACCGTCACGCAGAAACAGACCGGTGATTTTGTGCAGCTTTGCGCGCACTTCATCAGGCATGTCAGCCGTGGCGGTCAGTTCTAGGGTGTCCGTCAGCAGGCGGGTATCCACAGACTCACCGGCAGCGTGAGCGCGCATGGCCGCGAGTGCCACTTCCTCGGTGAACATGTACGGCGGGGTGCGGCGGTGTTTACCCGGCATGGTCAGACCGTACTTCAGGGCATAACGGGCAATCTCCAGCGCACCGGCAATATCGCCGGTATCCAGACGCCACAGCATGACCGTCATCAGAATGTCATCCTGTGCACCTTTGCCCTGCTCCAGCACGCCGTTCACCCACGGCAACCAGAACGGCAGCAGTTCGCGTTTTTTCGCGGCCTTCAGCTCTTTTGAATAAATCGCTTTCAGTGTGCGCTGGTCTGCGGCCAGCTTGACCAGCATCTGCTCATAGACAGTTGCATGTCGCAACGGGGCGGCTTCCCGCTGCGCGGTCATCGCTGCCGAGACCCGCATCATGTGGCGCTGTGCGGGACTCGTCATCGGTTACGCTCCCGGCTCTGCGGTCGCTTTAGCCGGTGTGGAGAAATCACCGACCTTAATTTTTTCCACCAGACAACCGGCGGCGTAGTCCTCCACCACGTAATCAATGTTCATTGACTCGTAGTTCTCCACGCGGTCGAGTTTCGGGTTTTCCTCAATCACGCGGCGATGGCTGTCATCCATGTAGTAGATGGACAGGTTTTCCAGCTTCGTGATGAGCATCGCATCCGCCGGGAAGTACGGGACGCGTACCGCTGGCAGGTTGCCGATGCGTTTCTGGCTGATGATGACGTCAGCGGCCAGCATTTCGCTGTTGTCCTGCTCCTTGTTGACGATGGGAAAATACTTGTCCGCCAGTAGCTGACGTCCCACAATCACCACAAGGTCAGGGTCTTCCTGATACCACGGCTCAATCAGGTTGTTGGTCGCATCCATCACCAGTGCGTCAAGGCTGGCATAATCACCGCCCTTGCCCACGCGGATGACCTCAGAGGTGGTGTGCCCTTCCTCGTCAGTGACCTTGCTCATCACGCGCGCCGGAGCTTCATTGCGGTATTTCTGCAGCCAGCCGACTGCCACATCCTGCAGCATCTGGTTACTGCTGCGGTCAGAGGTTTCGGCACGCTTCACGCCGTTAAAACCGGCCATGATGAAATCAAGGGACTGGCGTTTGATAATGGCGTTACGGATACGGAGCTGGAAATCCTGATAACGCGCCCACAGGTCCAGCGTTTTGTAGCGGATATAAAAATCGAAGTTAATCTGGTCGCATTCGTACTTGTTTGACGCCAGCTTCGAGAAGTCCTTCGGCTGACGCTCGGTGCCACCGGCGGTGTCGGTGGTGCTGGCGATGGAGCCGGTGACACCGATGCCAATTTTTTCCCCTTTCATTTCGCTGACCGGCACAATATTGATGCGGGTCAGAAAGTCAGAGGACTCCTGCATGGTGTTCATCAGGGTCTGGGTGACCGACGGTTCAACGGTGAATTTTTTCGACACATCACCGGCGTCGATGCCGTTCAGCTCGGCAACACGGGACAGGTAGGCATTAAATTTAAAGCGGGTTTCCTGGCGCATAGTTTTTCCTGAAATTAAGGGTTAATCGTGAAGGTTTTCCCGGACTGACTGACGCCGGTCAGCAGTTCGTCATCAGGGCGTCACCGCCACCACCGGTGGCCTTGCTGCGGCGCTGCTGGGTCAGACTTTCGGTGTGGTCGAGACTGTTTTTCAGGCGGGTGAATGCCTGACTGGTTTCATCCGCCCTGTCAGTCACATCCTGCTTAAGTGCGGAAAAGGCGGTTTCCATCTCAGCGAGTCGCTGCTCAGTGGCGCTCAGCTTTTCCTGCACATGTTCAGCAACAGCGGTCACCGCTTCATGCACGTCATTCAGACGGGCGTCATCGCTGGCCTGTTTGCGGCCAAAAATGGATTTCACCTTTTCGGTCAGGGCGGTGAACACGGTTTCAGGCAGGTCTTCAAATTCCAGCTCAACAGGCGTTGCCACTGAAATCAGGTTTTCAGGGCTTAATTTGAAGCGGTTCAGGGGGTTGTGTTTTGCCGTGCGGCAGAATTCCAGGTATTCCGTGCCGAGGCTTGCCGGGTCATCGGTGACGGCCAGCCCCACCAGATAACATTTGCCGGTGTTGGCAAAGTTCGGCTGAATTTCCATTGAGGTATAGACCTTCTGCGCGGCCTTGTTCATCGCGATAAGGTCATCGGTCGGGGTGATTTTCGCAAACAGCGCCCATTTGCCTTTCAGCGCCGAATCATCGTCAATCTTTTCGGCCTTCAGTTCGGCCACATCGCCATAACGTTTAAAAATACCGTCAGGCAGGATGCCGCGCAGATGTTCCAGGTTAATGCGGCAACCGTAGACACGCGGGTCAAAGGTTTCAGCCATTTCCTGAATATCCTGCGCACTGATGACACGCCCGTCACAGGTGTCACCCTCAACGCCGATACGAAAGAATTTTGAGACTTTTTTTGCCATTGTCAGGAGTCCTGAATAGTGATTAGAGGAGTCACATGTCGGCATCAGTTTCCCGACGATGCGCATCCTCCGCCATCAGTCCCGGATGGCTTATCACTGACACAACAGCACCTTAGCGAATCGCAGGGCGCGACTCAGTAGCCTTGCCGTGTATTCATCACGGCGAGGTATTCATGACCATCACCACAGACACCACTCTTTTACACGACCCGCGTCGTCAGGCGGCGCTGCTGTACTGGCAGGGATTTTCCGTGCCGCAGATTGCCGCCATGTTGCAGATGAAACGCCCGACGGTGCAGAGCTGGAAACAGCGCGACGGCTGGGACAGCGTTGCCCCCATCAGCCGTGTCGAAATGAGCCTGGAAGCGCGGCTGACCCAGCTCATCATCAAACCGCAGAAAACCGGCGGTGACTTCAAGGAAATTGACCTGCTGGGACGCCAGATTGAACGACTGGCACGGGTAAACCGCTACAGCCAGACCGGCAACGAGGCAGACCTTAATCCGAACGTCGCTAACCGCAACAAAGGCGGGCGTCGCAAACCGAAAAAGAATTTTTTCAGTGACGAAGCCATCGAAAAGCTGGAGCAGATTTTCTTTGAGCAGTCTTTCGACTATCAGTTGCACTGGTATCGCGCCGGGCTTGAGCACCGCATCCGCGATATCCTGAAATCCCGCCAGATTGGCGCGACGTTTTATTTTTCCCGCGAGGCACTGCTGCGCGCCCTGAAAACCGGTCATAACCAGATTTTTCTGTCGGCCAGTAAAACGCAGGCGTATGTGTTCCGCGAATACATCATCGCCTTTGCCCGTCTGGTGGACGTTGACCTTACCGGTGACCCGATTGTCCTGGGCAATAACGGCGCAAAACTGATTTTTCTCGGCACCAACTCCAACACCGCGCAGAGCCATAACGGCGACCTGTACGTCGATGAGATTTTCTGGATCCCGAATTTTCAGGTACTGCGTAAGGTGGCATCAGGTATGGCCTCACAGAGTCACCTGCGCTCGACCTATTTCTCCACCCCGTCCACGCTGGCGCACGACGCCTACCCGTTCTGGTCAGGTGAACTGTTCAACCGGGGACGTGCCAGCGCCGCCGAACGTGTGGAAATCGACGTCAGTCATAACGCCCTTGCCAGCGGGCTTCTCTGTGCGGACGGCCAGTGGCGGCAGATTGTCACCATTGAGGACGCCCTGAAAGGCGGCTGCACACTGTTCGACATTGAGCAGCTCAAACGTGAAAACAGCGCCGACGATTTTAAAAACCTGTTCATGTGTGAATTTGTTGACGACAAGGCGTCGGTGTTCCCGTTCGAGGAGCTGCAACGCTGCATGGTCGACACGCTGGAAGAATGGGAAGACTATGCGCCGTTTGCCGCCAATCCGTTCGGCTCACGTCCGGTATGGATTGGTTACGACCCGTCACACCGTGGCGACAGCGCCGGATGCGTGGTGCTGGCACCGCCGGTGGTGGCCGGTGGCAAATTCAGAATACTTGAGCGTCACCAGTGGAAAGGCATGGACTTTGCTACCCAGGCGGAATCCATCCGCAAACTCACCGAAAAATACAACGTCGAATACATCGGTATTGATGCCACCGGCCTTGGTGTCGGCGTGTTCCAGCTCGTGCGCTCGTTCTATCCCGCCGCGCGCGATATCCGCTACACGCCGGAAATGAAAACCGCAATGGTGCTCAAGGCCAAAGACGTTATCCGCCGTGGCTGTCTGGAATATGACGTCAGCGCCACCGACATCACCAGCTCGTTTATGGCTATCCGCAAGACCATGACCAGCAGCGGACGCAGCGCCACCTATGAGGCCAGCCGCAGCGAGGAAGCCAGCCACGCCGACCTCGCCTGGGCGACCATGCACGCTCTGTTAAATGAGCCACTCACCGCCGGTATCAGCACCCCGCTGACATCCACCATTCTGGAGTTTTACTGATGAGCAAGAAAAAAGGGAAAACACCGCAACCTGCGGCAAAAACAATCACCGCCAGCGCCCCGAAAATGGAGGCATTCACCTTTGGCGAGCCGGTGCCGGTACTCGACCGCCGTGACATTCTGGATTACGTCGAGTGCATCAGTAACGGCAGATGGTATGAGCCGCCGGTCAGCTTTACCGGTCTGGCAAAAAGCCTGCGTGCTGCCGTGCATCACAGCTCGCCGATTTACGTTAAACGCAATATTCTGGCTTCAACGTTTATTCCGCATCCGTGGCTTTCTCAGCAGGATTTCAGCCGCTTTGTGCTGGATTTTCTGGTGTTCGGTAATGCGTTTCTGGAAAAGCGTTACAGCACCACCGGTAAGGTCATCAGACTGGAAACCTCACCGGCAAAATATACCCGCCGTGGTGTGGAAGAGGATGTTTACTGGTGGGTGCCGTCCTTCAACGAGCCGACAGCCTTCGCGCCCGGCTCCGTGTTTCACCTGCTGGAGCCGGATATTAATCAGGAGTTGTACGGCCTGCCGGAATATCTCAGCGCCCTTAACTCTGCCTGGCTGAATGAGTCGGCCACGCTGTTCCGCCGCAAGTATTACGAAAACGGCGCACATGCCGGATACATCATGTACGTTACCGATGCCGTGCAGGATCGCAACGATATCGAAATGCTTCGCGAAAACATGGTGAAGTCGAAAGGCCGCAACAACTTTAAAAACCTGTTTCTCTATGCCCCGCAGGGGAAAGCCGACGGCATTAAAATTATCCCGCTCAGTGAAGTGGCGACGAAGGACGATTTTTTTAATATCAAAAAAGCCAGCGCCGCTGACCTGCTGGACGCACACCGCATCCCCTTTCAGTTGATGGGTGGCAAGCCGGAGAACGTCGGGTCACTGGGCGATATTGAGAAAGTGGCAAAGGTCTTTGTCCGAAATGAGCTAATCCCGTTACAGGACAGGATTCGGGAAATAAACGGCTGGCTCGGCCAGGAGGTCATCCGCTTTAAAAACTACTCACTGGACACTGACAACGGCTGAACATCGCCGCCTGCGGGCGGCTTTTTTACACCCCGTCATCACGCCCTCACACGCTCACCACCGCACAAAACAGCCCGCAGACACACCAACGCCCCGGCGCACAATCTAAACGCCATTACGACGCGCTGAGACGCTGAAAAAATAAAATCAGCACCACCGCCAGCGCGCAGTGCTTTCCCCGCCTCGCCCGCCCGCTTCATGGGGCGGTTTTAATGCAGGTGCAATACCGCTTTTGAGCCAAGCCCGTCCTGGCGGCGCACGGCCAGAACTGGCAACATCTATGCATGCAAAATCATGCACCCTATGCGGGCATTGCTAACATCCGTATTGTCCAGCGTGCTATTTACTTAACAATTTATCATTTGGTGTAGCCTCAATAACCCTAATATCCAAGTCTAAATATGCAAAAATCGCACGCGCTTTGGCACAAAATTTTTGGTCTTTACTCAAAATAGCATCACAATAAATAGCCATAGCGGTGTGGTTCGCATCACTTAAAATGCCAGGCATTTTTTCAATACGGTTAAGCCCCTTGTCAGGGTGGAAACCCAGAAAATTAAGAACAGTATGGCAACCTACAACTCCCAAATATAAAGGCCACTCTTCATAACCCTGTTTATTCAGTGGGTCAAATCCATAGAATTGATCAATTGTTATTCCCTGATAATTATCACGCAACATATCCCATATCAGCTTCAAGGGATTATCCTTTATTGAAAGGTTACTTGCCCTACCGTTACCGGTGCCGATTGCCGCACGTGACGTTACCAGGCTTTGAGCATTCTGTAATTGCCCGTGAGTAACTAACTTAATGTCTTCAACTGCCTGTTCTATCTGAGATTCAATTTCGTCAGTGATGAGGTCATGTGGTGATAAGAGAGCATAAAGAAACTCTTTTAATTTATTATGTTGATGAAGAATTTCACTGTAATTATCTGCGCCAGCTAACCGTATCAAAAACTGCATTTGTGATTGTATGCATTCATCAACATGGATTTCATTGATGTTATCAAGCCACTGCTGATACATATCCTTTGGCTCACAATAATCATGAAGAAATGCACGCCCGGTAAGCCTAAATTGATTATCGAATTCGAGTTCCAACTTTCTTGCTTTAAGCTGTCTCAACACATCTAAAAATCGCATATCTCTAGCGCGTTTTATTTCATTGAAGTTTTCGTCAGAATAAACCCATATCGTGTCATCAGGCACTTCTAAGGTCATTCTATTCTTGCTTAGGTCGTCCAAAATATTGTGGTCAAGATAAATCTTCATAACACCTCAACGTGACGTTGGGAAACATTACCAATACGCGAAATTTCTGATTCTAATGATATCTTACTTTTCCCATGTCATAGCTAACGCCTCGCGGGCTCGTTGTTCATCCCGACCAGCACTGAAAGAGAGTTTCAGCATCGACGGCGTTTTCTTTGGTCAGATAGATCACCTCCCTTCGAAGCAACCATACCCCTTCACCATGCACTTATTGTTTATAAAAACAGCCGTGATTTTCAGCTCTGTTGCTATCCGTTCCTCACTGTCTTTGCGGTCTTGCTCACCCGCCCAACAAAGAAGCAGTAAGAAAAGCCACAGCCCAGCAATCTACCCAACAATAACACAGATTTTTCTCACAATTACCCCCATTCATATATACCAGTAAACCCCGGCCACTCATCAGCAACAGGATATGTGAATTTCTGCCCGTCGTATATCACAGACGCCCCGCGCGCCAGCGCCTCAAGCTCCCATCGCTGCGGCCTGATACCGTTCTGAGCAAGGTCAACGCGGATACGGGTAATTTGCATTCGTTCCGGCCGGGTCAGTCTGGCCGATGGTGCCATTTCATGCGGTTTTAACGGGCTTCCGTTTCTTTGCTGACGATTTGGTGTTCTCAGTCCGTGTTTTAATGCACCTCTGAGCGCCCTCACGACCTCCGGGTCATTCCATTCGATAACACCGTCATCAACCAGATTAAGCACTGCTGCGGCGTGTTCAGAAGGTGTGGGAGCCGGTAACGAAGTATCACCACCGGTGACCTTTCCACAGTTATTGACAGGACTCCGAGGCGCGGCGATGCCGCTTTTTAAAGTCAAAGGCTCAACGACCGGCACTTTCGGCACAATGCGCCAGTCCGTGGTTCTGGTGATATGAATATGACGCGCGCCGAGATGCGGCGCGTAAATGCCGACCACTCTCTCGACTTCTTCCTCGTACTCGTTAACTTCATCCGACGGGCTACGGGCAACCCTGACAGTCTGACAATCGCGCGGGACATTTGCCCCACCCTGCGCGCTGATATACAACGCAAAATCACCACTGTCTGCGGCGGCGCGTGCAGCCTCGACGCGCTCGTCAAACTCATCAGCAATGCTGACGCCGCGAGGCAATTTGCGTAGTTCACGGTAAGCCCCCATTGTCGGCAGGCCAACCGTTTTAAATTGCGGGATGCGCCACGTTGACGCCCATGCGGTAACAGCCGCCGCTGTGTCTTTCAGCGGCCTGCCGGTATCGTTATCGAGCTGACCATCCAGTGCATAGCCGTCGATGTTTTTTGAGATGTATTTCGCGATATACCCCGCAGCACCGCCCCGGTTAAGGTGTTTCGCCTGAAAACGGTTTCGCGCGGCTCCTCTTTCGTCGCCATCCTCTTTGAGCGCGTAGCGACGCATGATTTCGATAATCTGGTTACGCTGGCGCGGATTACAAAAAAGCATCATATGCCAGTGCGGCGTTCCGTCGTGGTGTGGCTCGACGACACGCAAACCGTAGACCTGTAAATCATTATCCTTGAATGCCGTGCGCATCAGGCTCCAGATACGGCAGAGATAACGCTGCGCATCCTTTGGATTAAATGCCTCATCGTTCCAGCCGTGATTAAGCTGCACGGTTTTACTTTCGCCTTTTCCGACCTGACGTGTCGGGTGATACTTTGACGGCGCGGTCAGCGTGATAAACATCCCCACATCACCCTCTGCGGCGGCGTAACGCTCAATACCGGCAATGGTGTTCATCAGCTCCATCCGGCGAATTTCAGGATTAGAAATACTGCCCATCACCTTACTGATAAGGTCGATGCGCTCGCCGGTTTCCCTGTTTTCGAGGTCACACGATTTAAGAAATTCCAGATTTGCCTGGCGGCGCGCACGCACATCACGAATGGCATGTTTACTGGCATAAGGAGAACGGTCTTTATTGACCTCCCCGACAGCTATCAGTAACGCCTCATGCCAGCGCATACGCTGGCCTTTAAGCTGATGAGTCCACCACTCATCGTTAAACAGGCGGGCAATGGCAGAATATGCCTGCCTCGTGGTCATCTGTCCTTTACGGTATTTTTTCCAGTAGAGAGGGGAAATATTGAAAGCACGTGCAGCGCCAGCAACATGACCATACAGGTGAGCCTGCGCCTCATCCGTAAACAGCGATTCTTTTTCGCCATGCGCATCCACCCAGGCATCGCTGAGTTCCTCATACATCATGAAAAGCTGCGATGAGATACGGGCGGCAAACTTTTTCAGCTCCTTGTCATTCATTCCCGGCAGGCGCGCATAGTGGTCACGCTCTGCCAGAAACAGCAACGACGCGTCGGTGTTCATTTCATGGCGCTGATTCACACGCTCAATGCGCGGCCATAAACGACGCTGAAAAGTGGATGTGAGGAAATAAAACCCGTGCACCGGGCTTTTATTGCGCCGGATGTAGTCATAGCGTGAAGTAAACAGCGAGCGCAAAAAGTAAGGCAGGCGGTTAATCGTGGATAAAACACCTTGCACCTGACGCATCTCGTCACGTGTAAGGGGTCTTTCGCGCCCGACGGCCTCGCGTGGCGCGTTCCATGCATAAGCACCGGTAAACGCCTTACCGGTGCCTGCAGCAAATGCTGACGGAGGTACGCAGGTGTATTGCTCCTGGAAAGAATGACTCATTCACATACACCGGCATAGACACTACTGCAAACTGACTTATCATTCACCGAAGCCAGCAAATCAAACTGTGCCCCGCCACGCGTGGTCATCGCCCAGTCACGATAAGACTCAATTCCGTAAGCATCGACAGTAATAATATCAATGCGGCGTTCCGCACGACGCGGGTCATGAGTTGACGGGAAGAAAGTAGAATTTCCGTGTCTGGAGCATGCGGCGACAAGTCGCTCCCATTCCGCAACACGCTTAACCTCTTCCGGCCAGCGACTAAAAATTTCAGCTAATTCAGACTTTCTGGCGTGGATGCAGGGCATACAACCGACACGACTGCATCCCTGCTGGTATAACGGATTAGGTTTAATTCCATGACGTCTTGCAAATGCAAATACCTCCTCATGCGTCCAGTTCAGAATAGGACGGTATACATGGAGCCCGGGCGTATTGTCCGCATCCTCTTCCCAGGCAGGCAGACCCGCGCGCGCAGGAGACTCCTGAGCGCGAACCCCCTGCCAGCTAATTACCTCATCAAACTCATTAAGCGCAGGTAACACGACCTGAGTACGTACTGGCTCATGTTTAAGGTCAAAAGTGCAAAATCTGGCTTTAGTGGAAGGAAATCGCCCTTTCCACATGCACAAATCAAGAAATGGGATACCAGTAGGCTTGAGAATTTCCAGCGCACAATTGATGCGCTCTGCCGCTTCCCCCGGAGACATTCCGCACTCTTCAACCAGAGAAACAGGCCATTTCTCAGCAATAAACTTGCGCTTACCTTCAATCTGTCGGGAGAAGTCAGCTTTAACCCGTTTAACCGGCCCGAGTCGGTTCTCCAGATAATCGAGATACTCCATTGTCTGCGGATGCTCATGCCCGGTGTCTGCAAAAACCGGCAAAAAATGCACACCGCTTTCAATACCAACAAGCCATTGAGCAAGGCTATCCTTTCCGCCAGAAACAGAAATAATATTGATAGAGCTTTCAGCTCGGCAGCGGGTATCAACTATCATTTAGATTTCCCCGCACAGAGAAACGCAGTCAGACACTGCTGACCGAGCTGCTCAACCTGAGAGCTCAGCGCCTCAAAAGAGACAGCGTTACCGCTCAAAATATCGTGATGGATCAGACCGGAAACGAGCTGGTTTAATTTGGGGTAATAGCCGACAACATCCAGCCACTCTTTACCGGCATTCTTCCCGGTTTCAGCGATCTTTCTCTCCTGCAAAATGAACTGAAAACGGTCATTTGTGACGACATAACGCTCGCCAATCTCGATACGAATGCTCATGCCATTCTCCGGTAATGCTTGTTTTTTGCTTCAAAGACTGACTGGCAGGAAACACAACGCGTGGCTGACGGATAAGCCGCACGACGGGCAGCAGGTATTGGCGCGTCACACTCTTCGCAAACCAGCGCAGAAGCACCGCAATGTTTTACCCTTGCCGCGTTAATCTGGCGCTCCAGTAATTCAGCCTGTTGTTCCTGAATAAAATCTACGTTGTCCGGCATTATCAGCTCCTTTTATCGTTAAGTTGCCTGGATACATCAGCGCAATAACTGGCAAGTTCTGTCGTTAATTTTGTCAGTTCATCCACTGAGGAAATTTGCTTGTGGAATACAGCGCGTTTAACAAGTAAATTGACCACATCAGACAGGAGGTTTAATTCATTCTGATAAATCGCGATAACAGATTCAGTGATGTCGCGTTTTTCTTTATCAAGACAAAGTTGAATAAGAGACAAATCGCCATTTTTCATAACGGCGATTTTTAAGGCGTTATTCAGTAATACAACTGAATGAGAACAGGACATCAAAGCACCTCCCCGCGAGACAATCCGATATTGTGAAATTTTTCCGACTCCTGACTGAGCAGCTCGACTATCTCCACGCGGGATAACTCCGCCTTTGTGATATGGCGAATCATGGCGTCAAGATGAGAAGAAAAGCGCGTCGCAGCGTCGGCCTGTGCTTCGGTTCTGGCCTGTTGCAGCAGTAATGCGTATTTACCGCACTGATTTTCAGAAACTGTATGCATGACTTTCTCCAGGCAAAAAGAAGCCCCGCACGATTAAGTGCGTTAAAAACTCTGGTTAATTATTTAATGCAAATATTGCTCTGGCTTTACCGACGTCAGAATTGTCGGTGCATACTCAAACAGACTGAATAGTTCACGTAATGCACGGAATAAAGCATCACGCCAGTAACATGACTCTTCATTAATTCGCCAGTATGGCTGATTGAATTCTTTCTCAGTCAATCCGGCATGCATAAATAAAGTACGACGCTGACTGACTGTTAAAAAACTAATATATGCATACTCACTTGCGCCAACCTGACGGCGTTTTGAGAATGCCCCACGCAATTCATCAATTGCACAAACCAGCCGTTCACGTTCGACGTCGTTCATTTCTTCAAAACGCATCGTTGCGTGACGTTGTTTTAACTGCGCATGAAAGCAAACTGTTAGCCGTTCGCGCTCCATCATCTGATTATAATAATCACATGTATCCTGCCAGCGAGGGACGGCCAGATGCTTACCAATTATCCGGCGCATAGCTGCTGGCTGTTTTTCAACGAGATTGAGCGTCATCACTGTCATTTCCATACCCTCCGGCTTTTCAGAAAGGTCAGAGCCTTTTTTAACGGACTCTGTTTTTTGGTGCGGATAATGATTCCCTTGCGTCCCTTCCCGTGGGTGATGGTGAAGTCAATCGCCCTGGGGCTTTCGTTACGCAATAACTGAGCAATACAACGAGGCTCGTTCATCCTTTCCACCTTAAGCCGCACGGCCATGTCTTGATTTGCTGTAACTAATGCGATTTTTCCAGTCATGCCATTCTGTCGGAGCTTCATCAACTAGTTGGGCTGCGTACTTGTCCCACTCACGGCGATTAATCCATAACTCAGCATGACCGCCCGGCTTTAATGGGTCCGTCATATAAAAGGCTGGTAACTTGCCTGCTTTCGCCATTTCAGCAACAGCACGAGGCGTCTTACCGATGTAAAGAGCAAATCCCTCTTTCGAGAGCAAATCCGACGGTGCGGCTGCAAGTTTGATGTCACATTTTTTACTTTTTGTGAGATCAGATACTTTTTCTCCAACATCGTTATTCATTTCTGATCCAATACTCATTTTGATATCCTCAACTTTGGTGCCATTCAACCAGAGCTATTTGAAGCCGCTCTGCGTTGTTCTGGCGTGTCGCATGCAACATAAATTACGAGATACGACAATTCATGTCAAATACACAAATCACATCTCAAGCAGAGAAACTCGCACTTATTCGGGAGTCAGAAAGAATGACAAGGAAGCAAGTTGCTGAATTAACTGGAATTAACTACAACACCTATGCTGGATATGAGCAGGGAAAAGTAAAGATGTCTTTTGACGCAGGCATGAAATTTTTCAAGCCAGAAAGATTTCGCAAGTACCGTGACTGGTTCATGTTTGATGAAACTGATCCCGCTGGCGGACAAATAGCCCCGGCGCTCGCGCACATTGGGCAAGACTCAACAACCTTGCACCACTCAGACCAAAAGACTGGCTGACGATTTATTCAGCATATGTGTGCAGTAAATGTACGAAAGAAAATTGCATTAATTTTCAAGTAGTAGAAGTAAACAGCGTCATCGGAGGGCTTTATGTCTATTAAAAAGCTCGATGATGGTCGTTATGAAGTGGACGTCAGACCGCAGGGTGCAGATGGAAAACGTATCAGGCGGAAATTTAAAACTAAAGGTGAAGCTCAAGCATTCGAACGTCATGTACTGGTTAACTACCACAACAAAGAGTGGCTGGAGAAGCCAGCCGACCGCCGAACTCTTACAGAGTTGTTAGGCAGATGGTGGATATATCACGGAAAATCACATGAGCGTGGAGATATTGAACGGGGGCGTTTGACGACAATAATCGCCAAATTTGCAGAAATGGGAGTGTCCAGAGCTGACCAGCTAACAAAGAAAACGATAACTGATTATCGCGTTGTAATGATGAACGATGGTCTAAAACCAGCCAGCGTAAATCGGCATCTGGCAATAATGAGCGGGATGTTCACCAAGTTAATTGACGCCGGTGAATACCATTCTCACAACCCGTTCCGTGAGGTTAAGCGATTACGTGAAGCTGTTACAGAAATGGCTTTTTTGTCCAGTGAAGAGATTACACGGCTGTTATCCATGCTCGATGGTGATGAATTAAATGCGACTCTGGTCTGCCTTTCTACTGGTGGACGCTGGAGTGAAGTGTCTAATTTAAAAGCTGAACACATCATTAACCAGATGGTTACGTTTATGAAAACTAAAAACGGAAAGCGCAGGACAATTCCCGTTTCGCAGGACCTGATTAAACGGATCAAGACCAAAAACTCAGGCAGGCTTTTTAATGCCAGTTACTACAAAGTGCGCAACGCTCTCAGGGAAGTAAAACCCGATTTACCTGACGGACAGGCAGTGCATGTTTTGAGGCATACATTTGCCACACATTTTATAATGAATGGAGGTAACATAATCACATTGCAGCGCATCCTGGGTCATTCTAACATTCAGCAAACTATGACCTACGCACACTTTGCACCGGATTTCTTACAAGATGCTGTGACTCTTAACCCGGTGTCAGGAATGTCCATAATGCGTCCATAA